AGTCATCAAGCATGTCGCGGGCGAAACGATTTCCGCGTTGACGATGGATAGATTCAAGCAAGCCGAACTTGGCGAGGCCGTCGACAAGGCGGGCATTCGCGCGCCGCTTGTCTGGCGTGGTTTTGGTTGGCGGGATGGCAGCGAGGATGTTGATAGACTTCGGCGGGCGGTTTTTGAAGGCCGCGTCAAATGCAAGCCTTCGCTATTACTTCGAAGCGCGTTTAGCGATTCAATTTGCCTGCGTGATCCTGCTGGAAATCTTAAATTAGCTAAGGGCCGATCGCTCGGCCGCATTGATGCTGCCGCGGCGACGCTGATTGCTGTTGCGGAAGGCGCTCGCCAGAGCGCACGGCCCGCACGAAAACCGCGGGCGATGGTTTGGGCGTAACGCATCACGACTCACGCTGGCGTGCCATTCGGCAGCAAGCGAAACGCCGCGACAACTTCAAATGCACGCAATGCGGTTCGGCTGGGCCGCTTGAGGTGCATCATAAGGTTTCGGTGACGGCAGCACCGGAGAGAGCTTTTGAACTGGGCAACGTAACGACGTTGTGCAGCGACTGCCACCTAATGGAAACGCTTCGCGAGCGCGGGCAGCTTCCATCACCCGCCCGACTAGCTTGGGCATCACTACTGAAAGAGGCTATTAATTAATGTTGGAATCCGTAAAGATTCAGCGCCGGCAGAGCGAAATTCGGCAGGCGCTTTCGGCTATCGTTGGCAAGGAGAAGCCGGACGAAAACGAAGTCCGCTCTATGAACGAGATGGACGCCGAATTCCGCACCAATGAGACCCGCTATCGTGCCGCCTTGATTGCGGAAGATGAGCAGCGGAAAGAAGCTGGCGCCGAACTGGAAACGCGCAGCGACAAGGAATACGCGGAAATCGTTTCCAAGTTCGATCTTAGACAGGTCGCAAACTTCCTCGATAACGGCGCGGCCATTGATGGCGCCACCGCCGAAGTCGTCGACGAGATGCGTTCGAAGGGCAGCTATCGCGGCGTGCCTGTGCCCCTGGCCGCGCTTGAAATGCGAGCCGGTGAAACTGTTGCATCGGGTATTGCCGATCCGATCGTCACCAAGCCCATCATCGATCGCCTTTTCCCGGCGAGCGTTGCCAGCCGCATGGGCGTGCAGATGATTAACATCGACTCCGGCGCCGTTGAATGGCCGGTTGTCACGTCGAGCGTTGCTGCCGGCTGGGCGGACGGCGAACTTGCGAATATCGCCGGGCCGACTGCATTCGCGACCACCGACAAGGCGCTGAAGCCTGAGCAGAACTTCGGCGTTCAGATGGTGCTTTCGCGCAAGACCTTGAAACAGGCGGGCGGCATCGAGGACGCGGTTCGCCGCGATATGAATTCGGCAATCGCTGCCGGACTCGACAAGGCGATCTTCCTCGGCACTGGCGCAGACGGACAGCCGCTTGGAATCATTCCCGGCCAAAGCACCTACGGCTACAGCACGACAGCCGTTAACGCTGCGGCAAGCTGGGCGGCGTTCCGGGCTGCTGTTGTGGAGTTCATGACTGCGAACGCTGCGAACGGTCCCGGCGACGTCAAGTTGCTGATCCGTCCGGAAGTGTGGTCGGACCTTGACGACACGTTTGCTGATGAGGGGTCGGGCATCACTGAGTGGGATCGACTCGTCAAGAACGTCGGCGCTGGCAACATCGTCATGTCGAGCAACGCGCTTGTCGCGCCGGGCGGTTCGCCTTCGGAGAGCGTCGCGCTGTTGACGACTTCGGCGGGCGGCGTTGCACCGGCCTTCGTCGGTTTGTGGGGTGGCGTGGATCTTGTCCGTGACCCATATGCGGGCGCGGCGGCAGGATCGCTCAAGCTGACGGCCATCCTTACCGCTGACGTGACGATCGCACGGCCGGCCCAGGTCCGCACGATTACGGACATTCAGTAATGGAAAAGCGCTGGAGCGATATTGAACTGCGAGCCATCGGGCGTCGGCTCGAAGGATACGCGGCTGTCTTCGATCAAGAAACGCGCGTTGCCGGTTCGCGGGAAATTATCCGCTCCGGCGCTTTTACAAACACCATCGGCGTGGGGCGAGACATTCTCGCCCTCGCCAACCACGATGCAACGCAAGTTTTAGCGCGCACGAAATCTGGAACGCTAAGGCTCGCGGAAGATACGCGCGGTTTGCACTTTGATCTTGATTTGCCGGACACCACGGCGGGCCGGGATGTGCTGGCACTCGCGGAGCGCGGCGACCTCGGCGGCATGAGCTTCGGCTTCAAGGTGCCGGCCGGTGGCGAGACCCGCAGCAATGGTTTGCGTGAGCTTCGCGCGATCGACTTGTACGAAATTTCGGTGGTGAGTGCCTTCCCTGCCTACGAGGGGACGGCCGTGCAGGCTCGCAATTTGCAGGAGCCCGATAACGCCGGCCTGCTGCGCACCCTCAATCGATGGAGGCACTGATGGCGACCACAATCAGGCAAGCCGAAAGCGCGCCTGCTTCATATCCCGTGCTCGATCCGGCGGTCGGCGCTGACGTCTGGCAACGGATCGAGTCCTATATCGCGCACCGATATTCCGAGCGCGATATCGAGTGGATTGTTGAGGGACCGGGCGAGTGGCATCCGCCCCTTGCGCCGGCAACGATCAACACCGTTGAGGTGTGGTCATGTCGCGCCAATGAGTGGGAAACCTGTACGCCAGATGCATCGCCCCTTGGCGGGTATTGGCTATCCGCTACCGGGCCATTTCGGTTTAGCGGCACGGTTGGCGTCGACGATGCGGACGTGCCTGCCAGCGTCGCCACGGCTGCACAGCGCCTTAGCGACTACATGGCGGCCAAGCCCGGCACGCCAGGCGCAACGTCGGAGCGCACGCGCGCTGGCAGTGTTGAGGTTGAGAAATCGCGCGACGTGAGCTGGATGGCGCAGGCAATGCAGAATTCAGGCGCGGCGGATTTGCTGCGCACGTATCGGAGAGTTTAAGTGGGAATTATTGACTGGTTCAAACGAACCGAAAAGCGTTCCGCCGCTTCCGGCTTCACCGCCGAGGTGATGCAGATGCGGGAAGCATATATTAGCGGCCGCCGCGGCCTTGCCGATCTAACGAGCACCGCGCAGTCGTGCGTTAGCCTGTGGGAGGGCGGTTTCGGCTTGGCTTCCGTTACGGGCACCGACGTGCTCGATCGCAGCACGATGGCAATGATTGGCCGCTCGCTCGCATTGCGTGGCGAGGCCGTGATGCTCATTCGCGATCGCCTGATCCCTTGCTCGGATTGGGATTTGCGCACGAAGAACGGCGAGCCGGTGGCCTATCGCGTATCGATCCCCGAGGCTGGTGGTGGCACGACGCAAACCGCTCTTGCGGGAGAAGTCTTGCACGTTCGCATTGGTGCAGATTCCGCAGCGCCGTGGATCGGCCAAGCACCGCTGCGCAGGTCCAGCCTGTCGGCGGGAATGTTGCACGCCGTCGAGTCTGCGCTCAGTGAAGTGTTCGAGATGGCGCCGCTCGGCTCGCAAGTCGTGCCCATGCCGGAGCAGGCTGAAACGGATTCCACCGCTTTAGCGAGTTCCTTCCGCGGTCAACGCGGCCGCGTGTTGCTGCGCGAGTCCGTGGCCGTGACGGCGGCGGGCGGGCCTGCTCCGGCAGTTGATTGGCGACCTTCCAGCCTTTCGCCTGATCTGGAAAAGAGCATGGCCGTCGAAGCGCTACAGGCGGCGCGTGACGCGGTGTTGCAATGCTACGGTGTTCTGCCCGGCCTGTTCAATCCGGCCACTACCGGCCCGCTGGTACGCGAAGCGCAACGCCACCTAGCGACGTGGACACTACAACCGATTGCCGGCCTTATTGCCGAGGAGGCAAGCAACAAGCTGGGCGGTGCGGTTTCCATTGATTGCGTCACGCCGATGGGCGCGGTGGACCATGGCGGGCGAGCGCGGGCCTTCGGTGCTATCGTCGCGGCGCTGGCTCAAGCCAAGGAAAGCGGCTTGAGCGAAAGCGATGTGAACGAGGCTTGGGATAAATCGTTAGGCGATACCTAAGCAATGCGCCGCCCACTCCGCCATCAATGCGCGGCGGCGTTCGAAAGCATCCGAGCGCGCATATGCGCGTTCGGTTTCCGAGCCGACGATGTGCGCCAAGGCGAGTTCACCCAGCGTTTCATCGCGGCCGGTATCACGCACCCAGTTGCGGAAGGTGGAGCGCATGCCGTGGGTGGAAGCGGGCGCGGTGGCGTGGCGCTTGACACATTTCGTTAGGCTAACGTCGCTTACGGGTCGAAAGGGCAACAGCGCGACGGCTTGCGGTGTTAGTGGCACGCGGTGTTCGCGTTCGCCTTTGATGCGATCCGCCGGGATCGTCCAAACGTCGCCGGTAACTTCGCCCGCCGACATGCCGCGCGCTTCGCCGTACCGGCAGGCGGTCAGGACAATCCAGCGCAACATTTGCGCCGCGTCTGATTTGTCGGAGGCGATCGACTTCCAAAACACCGGCATTTCGGGATGCGGCAATGCCGGATGGTGCTTCACCGAGCGTTTCCGTTTTTGCTTTGGCAGGGAGTGCTTCAAGATGCCGAGCAGGGCCGGGTTGTCGCCGACGAACAACGGTGGTTCTTCGGCCTTCGCCGCGTCGAATATTACCTCTAGCCTCCCTCGCAAGCGCGCGGCGGTTTCCTTCTTGGAAAGCCAAATCGGTTCAAGGATTCGGATCACATGCTGCCGCGTCACGTCCGCAATCGGCAGTTTGCCGATCACGGGATTGGCGTAAGTCTTGAGAGTGTTTTCCCACTGTTGCGCGTGCTTCGGATTCCGCCAGCCCGGCTTTTGGGCGGCGACGTATCGATCCGCGAACTTTTCAAACGTCACTGCCTTGCTTTCGGCAATGTGCGCCGCGCCGCGTTCGCGCTTGCGTTCTTCGATGGGATCAAGGGCCGCCTGTATCAGCTTGCGCGCAGCCATGGCCGCGTCGCGGGCGTCGGCAAGGCTTATTGTAGGGAACGGGCCGATACCCATTTCACGCGGCTTGCGCGTCACCGGGCTTGTGAAGCGGAGCATCCAGCTTTTTGTTCCGGACGCTGCGACGAACAACCATAACCCGCCGCCATCGCCGATCCTGTCGCCGGGCTTCGCGTGTTGAACTTGCCTTGCCGTCAGCGCCATTCACCATCTCCCAAAAAGTGTCCGCCTAATCCCATGGTTATACCCACGATTGGGCATGGGTTTCAACGGGAAACGGCGGGATTGAACGGGACGGGACGGGATAGCGAAGCCAGACATAACGCTAGCAACATCAATGGTTTGTTGGATTATTTGGGACTAGCTGGGATTGATTAGGAATATAATCGTGGCGGAAGGGGTGGGATTCGAACCCACGGTACCCTTGCGGGCACGCCGGTTTTCAAGACCGGTGCCTTAAACCACTCGGCCACCCTTCCGTTCAGTCGCGGCTAGGCCTTAGCAAAGCTGGCGGCTGGCCGGAAGCCCCGCGTGGGCGGTTTCCCGAAATTGCGGGATCTCGGCAGCGTCCCAAAGGACGGCCCCATGGCCATACGGCACAGCTCGCGATAGGTTAGAGGGCCGGTCGCCGGCGTCCTTGAAGGCAACACTTGGTTTACCACGACATCAAGGCTACCGCATTTCCGCCTTGTTCGCGCTGCGGTATGTTAACGAGCTGCTCGTAGAGAGCGGAGTGGGGATTCGGTATCGCCTGTACGGGCGGGCCGACATATGAACGGTTTTTGGGGCGCATGGGGATTCGTAGCTCTGCCACGTCGGTCTGCACCGCGCGCGCTGTCGCAGCGGTCGGTGCTTGCCTGTTGCTCGCCAACTGCGCCTCGTCGGGAAAATTCAGCCGCGTTGATCCGAAGTATGGTGTCTCCAGCAGTCCGCGCGTCGTCGCTTTTGGCGAGCCGGTGCCCAAGGGAGGCGGAGCCTATCGGGTCGGCAAGCCTTACACCGTCGCGGGGCGGGTCTATGTGCCGCAGGAAAATCCGCATTATCGCGAGGAAGGCCTAGCCTCCTGGTACGGCGACGCGTTCCATGGCCGATTGACGGCCAATGGCGAAGTCTTCGACATGGAATCCCTGACCGCCGCACATCCAACCATGCCGATCCCGAGTTATGCGCGTGTGACCAATCTTGCAAACGGCAAGTCGCTCATCGTGCGGGTCAACGATCGCGGGCCATATCACGGCAATCGGATTATCGACGTCTCCAACAATGCCGCCAAACTGCTCGAATTCAAGGCTCGCGGAATCGCGCGCGTCAGGGTCGAATATGTCGGCCGGGCTCCGTTGGAAGGCTCGGACGATCGCCAGTTGATGGCAACACTCCGCACCGGCGAGCCGGCTCCGTCACCTTCCTCTGTCAGGGTTGCGTCGGCGCGTCCGTTCGTTCCGGAAATGCCACGTTCGTCTGGCGCTTTGCGTGGCGCAATCCCGGTGCCCGAGGAGCGGCCATACACGCTGGGCAACACCGCTGCCGATGCGGAGTCTGTCAGCGCGACTTCGGAAATGTCTTCGGCCC